TTTAGTTTGAAAAACTATTATACAATCGTTCAATATTCTGTTATCTAAAAAATGAGCTAAATCAAGGCCAACCTCATCTTTTTCTAACAATTTTACAGTCTGTAAATCATTTGCTGAAGCACCGGAATAAGTTTTTTCAAGCATTCCAATCGCTTCAGATACTCTTGAAGTAACCGTGAACAATTGAGCACCTGTACCACCGGAACTATATTTCACTAAGTCGCCGGCATTACCAGAAGTATCAACCATCGCTAATCTGAATACTCCTCTTTTGTAAACTGGAATTGCTTCATTACTTGTCGGTGCAGCATAAAGCGTTGAACCAACAGTATCTGTTGAGAACGCACTATCAGCTATGCCGACAACCCAGGATGCCATAAATGCTGTACTAATCGGGCTTATTCTTCCAAGTGCACCAAGAGTAGACCTAGACATCGGGTCTGATTTTCTCGGCATTACTACTATATCGCCACTCGTTATATCAGTAGAGTTTTTAGGAATATAAACTTGATAATCTTTATCCCTATCGTAACTTTCTTTTTCTTGAACCATATCGTTAACCTCCTATAAGTATCGTTGTTTTAATTATAGCGACCAGTGGCAATATCCAATCGGTAATCTGGAAATACCACGAACGTTAAATATCATACCAGCAGACGCCTTCGTAACTGCTGAAGCAAACACTACATATCCTATCGCTATTTCACCTGATGTCTGAGTTGTCGGGGTAAAATAAGCGGCAGAAAAACCAGTCTTGGTGAAAGTTGTTAAGGTCTTGTAACCTGAACAAGTTCTAACTGCAAAACCACCGGAACGTGCTACTATCAATCTCGCTTTTACTCTAGATACTGCACCGCCAGTCCAGCCGCCAGTCGGCGAGCAAGTTAAGGTAGTATCTCTTGTAACTCTGAAATATTTTCCTTTAATTACAAATACGTTTCCTTGTCTGTTGCCGGTATAAGTATATCCAATGTCAATTGCTGACTGCGAAGTTCCAGAAATAGGTTTAATTGTACAATCGTTAATAACTCTATTATCTAGGAAATGTGCAAGGTCTAAACCGACTTCATCTTTAGGAAGTAGCTTGACTTCTTGCGTATCATTAGCAGTTGCACCTGAAAACGTTTTTGTTAATATACCTATCGCCTGCGAGACTCTGGGAACTTTAGTAAATAACTGAGCACCAGTCGCACCTGACGAATAGCCGATTAAATCACCGGCATTTCCTGACGTGTCAACAATAGCTAGTCTGAACGTTCCATTTTTATAAACCGCAATAGCCTGATTGCTTGTTGGTGCAGCGTATAATGTCGCTCCTACTGTATCGCTTGAAAACCCAGCATCTGCAACACCTACAGACCAATGTGCGTGATTAGCAGACGATATAGGGCTGATTCTGCCTAATGCACCTAGTGTTGCCCTTGACTGAGGGTCTGCCTTTCTAGGCATAACAACTACATCACCGCTTGTAACCTGTGTTGAATTTTTTGGAATATATACATTTGTTCTACCGCTTCTAGAACGATTTTCTTTTTCTTGACTCATAGTAATCCTCCATAGTTTTTATTTTTCTATCATTATTTCTTTTCTTCAGCTTTTTTTACACCGAAAATACCTTCGTTAAAAGCAGACTGTTCATCTGAAAGTGCATTTTCTTCTATCTTATGACTTCCCATATTCTTGATTGGATTATCACCTTTTAGAATTGATGCCCTGTCTTCAATTAATTTCTTGATATTTTCTTCCATAGTAACCACAACTTCTTTACCTTCAACTATAGCTTTTGATTCCTCACAAGCGATTAAACTTCCAACAAATACTTCTGTTTTAGCCGCTTCTGGAAGTTTGCTTTCTTTGAGTGCTTTCTCTACTATAGATTTCTTTTCAGCTAACTGCTTTGCCAGTTTTTCTTTAACTTCAATAACATCTAATTTAGATTTGAGTTCCAGATTAACCTTTTCCTGTTCTTTAAGTTTAACTTCAAGCTCAGTTATAGATTTATCTTTCTCGGCTATACTAGATTTCTGCATTTCAGCTACTAATTCCGGACGTGATTCCTTAAGCATACTTATTGTAATTTCTTCAATTTTCATTTCGTGTTCCTCCTGAATTTTATTTTTATCTATCTTGTCATCTTTGTCATTCTCTACGAAACTCACCATTCCAGACGGTACGTTCCCTGCGTAATCTACAAAATCACAAGATTTGATATATTCTATTGACTCAATGATATTTCCTTTCTTGCCATTCACTTCGCCGGCTACTGCTTTACCTCGCCCGATTATTGAGTCTGCTATTTCGTCGGGTACGGCTTTACAGCGTTCCCATAACCAATTATCTAATACTTTTACTCTGCCCATAGCGATTTTTCTACCGTCATCCAATGTATCAACCCAAGTTTCCTGGATACTTGCGGCCCAGTCTCTCATATCTCTATCGTCCATTTCAGATTTAGGGTGGTTAAGATACATTTTACATTTAGACTTTAAATAGCTTGCTGATTCAGTTACTGCCTTAGCGGTGTAGTAATTATTATCAACAGAGTTACCCCAGCCCTCAACTAATAAAGGTAACACTATTTCTTTTTTTTCATCGTTAGGTAAATATCTCGGCTTATCTGCTAACTGTTCCCTAAAACTTGTTAGCTGAACTTGTGCGGTAAATACGCCTTCTGACCCTTTCCAGTTTTCGGCATACTCACCTATTTTCATTTGTTTAGCTGCAGTTTTAAGTTTCGGCATAGCTTTATAACCTAACTCGCTTTTAGACGCTTCTACTAACGAACTTTTTAAATGCGGTAAATCTATTTTGCCCGTCTTTTCTTTAAACGGAAAATGTCTCAATGAACGAGGGTTAGTTTTACCTTCGTCATCTAACTTTCCACCTGACTCAATAAATGCGAAACATCTATCATCTAGACTATCTATATATTGAGCAGTCCATTCTACTTCATTTATTTTCATAAGTCCTCCAATTACTCTGGCAGCACAGACAAAGCATAACACATACAATTAGGGTGAACTGGTGCAGGAAAATCATCAGGCTCAAATATCTTACCCTGATGTTGTAAACACTCGCTGTCATCTGCGTTTGTTATCTGGTACTGTAACTTGTAACCCATTGATTTAGATGTACTTTTCTGGCCGTCTATGTATGCTCTGTTAGTTTCTGTCCTTGCTACTCGTTCAGCGTTTTTATAGGCCGACTTATACACGCCTTGACCCTGACTTGGCGTACTTCCTGTTGGTCGTTTAAGAAACTGCTGAATATTCTTGCTTATCTGCTGGGCCGATTTACCTTGCAGAATATCGCCGGATAATATACGCTTTAACTCGTAAGTGTTGTTCTGTGTTAGCTTCCATATACGTTCAGATAACGTTATACCGTCTACACCTCTATTGTTTAATATGTCTTTCCTAATACTCTTAGAAATATTTAAGAATATGTTAGCGTTTATTTTTCTGTTAGGTGCTTTAGAACCGACTACTGAACGTATACCGAAATCCGCACTATCTTTAACACTTGATTTAATATTTTTAGATAACTGTTGCCTAAAATACTTTAATTCCTGAGTCATATACTTGTCAACTATCAACTTAATCTTATATTTATCTATCGTGCCCTTACTGTTAGTGTTACGCTGGATTATCTTATCAATAGATTGGCCAACATCATCGTGCAATTTCTTGACAGCTATTTCCATTTGTTTTTGGAATCTCAGAAACTCTTTATGGGCCTGTTCTTCTGATTTGTAAGGTATAGCCATTATTTCTTCCCTATCTTTTTAATTGGCATCTTCTGATTAACTATATTCTTGAAGTTATCGTCATAATCTTCAGCGTGATAATGCTCAATATACAGCGAACCTGACTTCAAGAACGTTCCTGCAACTATTCCGGCCGAAAATACTAACAACGTGTAAAGAATTGAACCTAACAAAAATGCTGAAACACCTACTTTAAGATTCAATTCGTTTGGGCTTTCCATTTTTACGTTCCTCATAACAATGCTGACATATATAGCCTTCATTTGCTTTACGCATTATTATTCCAGGTGTTCCGCTTGGTACATCACATACTTTACAACAAATTATACCTAAATCTTTAGCCATTGCTATCCGTGCCTGCATCACTTCCTTGCTTGCCTGTCCCTGTATCATTGTCTTCTTCATCCTTTAATTGGTTTTCTCTGTCTTCATCATAAGTAGTGTCTTCCGGATTTTCTTCTTTCTGTTTCTTTATCTTGGCCTGTTCTTCAGCATAGTTATAACCTAATTTGCCGGATATAGTTTCATCTGAAGCCCAGCCCATGGCTGAATGTATTTGATAAGATTCAGAATCTGTTTTTAAATCTTTATGGTCCATCATAGGAAATTCTATTGTTACGGTTGTTTTAGTAGGTATAACTTCTGCTACTTCTTTAGGCTGTTCTGCACCTTCAACTTCTTTTAATACAGTCTCTGTTGAATTTGAGGGTATAGCCTTTGATGCTATTGCACGTTCAATGACTTTTTTGAATATCATCTTAAAATATTCTTCAAACGTGTCCTGATAATCCTCTATGCTTCTAACATACGGGTTCTCTGACACTAAAGAACTTGAATAGTTAGCGTTTGAAGCGTCTGCAAGTAAGAACTCCGGTGCATTTACTGCCGCACATATACTTAACTTGATAAGCCTTGAATCTTCTTTAGAATCATCTGCATTTATTTTAGGGTCGCACCACTTATATTCTATTGATTCGTTATGTACTGAAACAGAATCTATTTTAGGCATTTTCTTATTAGATACAGATAACCCGGAATTATTAGTTGAATCTGACATTGAATTCGCTAGCGAAGATAC